GTTTGTGGGTGCTTGTTGGTTTTTTTTTAGTGACTTTACATACATGGCTGATTTGTAAGTGGTGTATTTGTAGGGGCTTACGGTGTCTACGACAGAAAGGATTGAGCGACAATGGCGGATGTAAAAGGGCAAGGGGGTCTGTTTGGAGGCGGAGCAATTGGGGGCACGGAATGTCAAAGGTGCGGGATTCGCCTCCGGGTAGGTCCGTCGCCGAACCCGGAGGCGAAGATGTTGCGCCGGTCTAAAGTGCCTAAAGGACTGTGCGTCAACTGTGCGGTCCATGATTGGCTGAGGAATACTTATCCGTGCAACATGTTCCTGGCCGAATCGGGGCCGGGCTCGCTGGTCTACCCCCACATACAAGAGCAGTTCGCCGGGATCATGCGCGTAGGGATGGCCGATGCGATGCCCGACGAAATCAACTGGGATTTGATTATTGAAAACTGGGATTTGCCGTTCCCGCACAAGGTAAAACCCAGGGCCACGAATCCTTGTTCGCAGCTTGAGCTGGACGAGATAGCGGAGGGCAAGAGGCCGGGGCTTGGCGCTATCGCTTGCGATCGCGCTCGCACGGGGTGTAACAGGGCTGCGCCAATCACAAGTTTTGAGCAGCTAAACGATTTAATGCCGGGGTTAGGCGATGCCCTGAAAAGAAGCCTAGAGGAAGAATGAAAGCAAACCTGGAAAAGGCTATCGCAGAGCGACGTGGAATAATGTTCAGTTTCCCCACACCCATTCCGCACACCCGACTAATCGCAATGGATATAACCGATCACAGGCATTGGCTCGAAGAGGTCTATCGCAAAACACTGATCCACGAGGCTTGTGTGTTTGATGATGGTCTCCGGAGATTTGAAAGAGCGTTCGGCAGGTTGAATTAATGGAGTAATGTAAATGAACATATTTGATTTGATGTTGAAAGCGGCGGGGCCTGCTGCAAGGCCGAAACGCGGCAGAGGAATTTTGAAGTTGGAAACCGGAAACCGGAAGTCCGGGCGATACCCTACGCCGATTGTGGTGGATCGAGGGCGGCGGGTCAATGCCAACAGCACCAAAAGAGTCAATCCGAAAACCGTGCGGTCGCAGCGGACTCGGAAGAGGGTCGCGGCGTGGAGAGAAAAATACGGGGTGCTGACATGATGAAGGTCGAGATCAAGGTAACTCGGATTGTTTCGTGTGTGCATGCCGGGTTCTGGCAGTGGCGCATGCGGCGGGGCGAGCCCAACAAACCCGGCTGGAATGGACGATGGTTTGCCCGGTGCAATCAGCCGTTTATTGACGCCGACGCCGCCAATAAATCAGCGAGACGTATGGGGGATTTAATGAAAACCACCGGCGCCGAGGTGATCGTTACGCCGGGAAAATACGACTTTCCCGGCCCCGGCAAGGCGCCCCAAAGAAACAAGACCGAAAGATGCAGGCGCATAGCGGCCGGGATGGAAGGCCCGTATGCGGAATTGGCGAAGATGGGGATTTTTGTTGTTAAGGAATCGGCGTAATGGCAAAGAAATCAAAGAAAGCTGATCCGAAGCTTCAGCCTGAGTTGCGGGTGTTTAAGCTTCGGGAGATCAGGCCGTCGGCGGATAATGACAGGATCCGTACGATTTCGGACGAGGCGATGAAGGGGCTGTCGGCTTCTCTAAAGAGATTCGGTTGTGTAGAGCCGATTGTGGTCAATGTTCGCGACGGCGCAAACCGGATCGTCGGCGGGCACAGGCGGCATCAGGCGATGGTCCTGGAGTCGGGTCCGGACGCCGAATGCGCCTGCATGACGGTGGATCTGTCGGATGCCGACGAGAAGCTGCTTGCTCTGTCGCTTAACAATCCGCACATCCAGGGTCGGTTCACCGAGGGGATCGACGAGTTTATTGAAAATATCGCCGCCGGTCTGGCAGACCAGACGAATCTTGTGAATCTCCGGATAGCCGAATTGAAGAGGCAGATAGCCGCGGCGCCCGTCTACACGGCCGAGAATATCAGGCCGTTTCGGCAGACTCACGTTTTGCTTTCATTTGCGCCGGGGGTCATGCTCGAGATCCAGGAGCATTTGTCGGCGATCATCGAAATCGAAGGGGTCGAATATGAACAGTGCTCGAACGGATAGTTCATTTTTTGAGACGAAGGTGAAGCTCAGGCTCGATAACCTGCCCAAGGCGCCTGTCAATGTATTGGATTGTTTCGCCGGCAGCGGTCGGATATGGCGAACGATACGCAAGCGGCTGGGGCGGGCCGATGTCAATGTGCTCAGTATCGATCAGAAGAAGAACGCCAGCGGCGTTTACCTGGCCGGCGACAATGTAAAATTTCTGGCGGCACTGGACCTGGGTAAATTCAACGTGATCGACCTGGACGCCTGGGGTGTGCCGTTTGAACAGTTGGAGGTGATCTTCGCAGCACGGCCCAGACCGCAGGCGGTGGTGTTTGTAACGTTTATCCAGTCGGTTTTCGGCAGGCTGCCGGCTGCGATGCTGGAAAAGATCGGCTACAGCCGGGCGATGCTGGCAAAGTGCCCGACGCTGTTTAACCGGCATGGTCTGGAAAAGTTCAAGGGGTACCTGGCCCAAAACGGCGTTGAGAAGATATGTCGGTATAGCGCCGGCGGCGGTCCGGCGGGCAAGAAACATTACATGGTTTTTAAGTTATAGCAAGGCGCCGGGGCGGGCGGTGGTATCGGACCGCCGCCTGTCCGGTAGCTACAACTACCGGACATATTAACGCCCCGGCAACAAGGTTTGAATAATATGAGTATCGGAGAAACGGCGATGATTGCTTGAATGTTGATGTCGTCGAGATTGCCAGGAAGCAAAGATTTCTGCACCTGCTGGAAAAGGTGAGGTCCGGATCAGCGCTGACGGCGACGCAGCTTAATGAGCTTGAAGGTTACGAAACGAAAATGGCCAAAGGTAAGAAGAAAAAATCGAAGAAAGGCGCAGGCGGCCGCGCCAGGGGCGGCAAGAAGGGCAAAACCAAAAGGCCCGTACTGCCCTCGCAGGCGACTTTGAAACGGCTGGCAATGGAGTGCGAGACTTTTGCCGAGGCCGAGGAGCGGGCAGACGTAACAACGCCGCTGATGGGGATATTCGATAAACATCCCAAACTCAAGGCCGCCTGGGAGCGGGGCCGGTTTCTGCGGAGGCTCAGGGAATTGGCGTCCGCCACGACGCTGGATGTCGCCGCGGCCGGCCGGGAATTAGGCATGGCCGATGATGCGCTGGCCGGTCTGCTGGCGGGCGATATGGAGGCGGCCGACGTGTGGAAGGGCGGGCGGCTGGAGCTGCTTCGGCAGGTGGAGGCGGCGTGGATCGAAAAGACCAAGGCCGGCAACCTGGCGGCGGCGAAGAAGATCGAACGGCTGTTGGCGGCCGATATCAACAAGGCCGGCACCGACTTTAGCCGGGTCCGAATCGAGCAGATGGAAAAGCTTACCGGCAAGAGTCGCCAGACGATCCATACGTGGTTTACCAAACACGGATTGCAGCGCAACGGCGACTGTACATACGATCTGTATATGTTTATCCCGTGGCTGCATGACTTCGCCCAGAAGAAGGTTGCAGGCGGCAAGGCCGCTGCGGGTCCGGGCCTGAATCGCTATCAAGAGAAAAGAGCGGACCTGCTGCAGGTGGAGCTCGACGAACAGGCCGGCCGGCTGCTGGATCGGGGCCAGGTGCTCAGCGGGATATTAGCCAGGTACCAGAACCTGATAAACGCGCTAACCAGGAAGCCGGACGAATTAGCGCTGCTGATGCACGGCCAGTCGGCGTCAAAGATCGCCGAGATCTTAGGGAGTTTCTTTGACGACGTGAGGCGCACGCAGGCTGAAGTACCCCAAGTGCTTCGGCTGCCGGAAAAAGCCAGGACCGCGTTCGGCGAGGTATTGGGCATGCTGAGACCGGAGGGGGCGGGGGAATGACTATTTGAAAAGGCAAAAAGCAGTTTTGACAGGATAATCCCGACCTGTCGGGATAATCTTGTCAAAAAGAAAGGATTTGATTATGGAAACCAATGCACGGATCAAGAGACTGTTGGAGGTGATGAAGGCCGCCCGGCTGCTGGATGATTTTGCGACGCTGCCGCGGGCGGTCATGGGGATTCGGTTTGGCGACACCGACAAAAGAAACACTGCGTTCACCGGGGCCGCGCAAACTACGCTGGAGTTTGTCTACGACGAAATAAGCGCCGCCAATGTAGACGGAGTCGACCTGGCCGGTGAACTTGCGGAGGTTAAGGCCGAGCGGGACCGGTTGAAGCGCAAGGTGGCGCAGTTGGAAAAGAAGCTGGCCGGCGCCCCCTTACGCCGGGCAAAGGCCGCTCAAATACAGGTCCTACTCAACGAAACAAAAACCACCCCGGCTGCACCGCCTGCGAGCGGACCAAATAGTAAATCGTCAATCGAAAATAGTAAATCCCAGGCGGCCTCGCCCCTGCCGGGATACGTCGAGCGGAGAGGTAAAAAATTCGGATGTAACGTCCAGCGAAAAGACGTGAGATTCAGGAAGGGCGGGTTCGCGACGGCGCAGGCGGCTCACGACTATGCTGTCGAGCAGATCAGACAACGCCGGGCCGTCGCCGGTGATGCGCCCGCGTCGGCGACCGATTTGTCGCATGCTGACCGCGGCGGCCCGGACAGACTGCGGGCGCAGCCCGAGGTGCAGGCGGCAATCGACAAGATGCGAGAGGAGACCGGCAACACCGCACGCAAATGGTTTGAGTGTGGCGGATGCAGCCATGAATTCGGTGGACTGGATGACCCGGTGCCGAACTTTTGCCCCAAGTGCGGTTCAACAAAGGTCGCGAAGATGGAGGGCTTTGAAGGCGCTGGTGCGGTGAAAGTGAGAGGGTAGTGAAAAGTCCCGGCGCGCCGGGAGTGTCATCCTGTCAAGAAAGAATTTGAGATTTGAGATTTGAAATTTGAAAGGAGTCTGAGCAATGAAGTGGCAAAGTGCAATTATGGTGGCGGTGATACTGTTCGGTGGCTGCTCATCCTGGGATGCGGAAAAAGTGACGGAGTACTTCGCCGATCCAAACGAGACCGCCCTGGTAAAGAGGGTAACGGTCAGGGCGAAGCAATCTCAGTGTATGACCGACTCAAGCCGCATGGGTATGAAGTTTAAGATCGACGACCTGGGTAAGGCATCGGTCGGCACATCGATACTGGACGCCGAAAGCGTTGCCGCGATCGTGGCGGAATTGAAACCGTTCTTTCTGACATTGATGACGGGAGGATGAGGTCATGAAGAAAGTAAGATACGTATTCTATAAGGCAAAATTCGACTTGTGGAACGTGATCCGCGGCAAGCGAAAGATGCACCTGATCGACGATGGAATCAATATTCATACCTGCATTGTCAACCTGCCCGGCGTTATCTGGCAGGAAAAGCGGTGGAATGTGTTTAAGTGGGCTAAGGCCGTTTGGGATTTTATCAGACAATGCTATTCGCATGTTGAGGTTTGGGTGCAGGGTAAATACTTTCCGAGTCATTGTCATTGCCCGGACGAAGCGGTCATGGTCTTTGAAACCCCTGACCTGCCCGGTGAGTATAACGGCACATGCTACACATCCACCATGCGGGGTGAGTATAACGGCACTGTCAAGCGCCCTGCGCAAGAGGTATTCACGCACCCGGAACGGTGGGACTGGCAGGAGTACGAGGTGACGGACGATAGTTTTGAAGATGCAAAGGCGTGGGCGGATTATCGTACACGCCCGGACGTCAACAAGGGCTACGGCGTAAAGACAATTTTCCGTTTCGCCCTGCCGCTTTGGTTCGTTAAAAAAACCAAACTCGACGATCCCAAACGCGAGATATGCTCAGAGCATGCCGAGGGATGGGGTGTGCGGCTGTGGCGATGCATCCGGTGGATGAAAACGATACCTCTAACGATACCTCTCCTGAATGAGATCCGCATCCGGTCCCCACGTAAACTGTTTCGTGACCTTGTACACAGACATCACGTACCGACATACTCATTGGCTACGGGCAGGGTGGTATACGACGAGAACGGGCGGAAAGTAAATTGAACCGGAAAATGTGCATATTGATTTCGATATTCGATATTCTAAGAGAGTTTTATCCATCCGGGTTTGTCTGAGTGGGCGGCGTCAAAAATGAAGAAAGCGAACACAAGGAAAGCAAATGGTGGAATTCGCTTCCGGTCCCGCCTCCGAGCCACGGCGGGCGGGGCCGGAAATTGAAGAAGATGAAAATTCCAGGAAATTGACGAAAATTATCGGATTTTACTTGTGCAAGTTGCCGTTATAGAGTAGGTTATATAGAAATAAACACTTATTCTATGAAAGGGCAAAATGATGAATTTGTATGAAAAACACAGGCCGGAAAAATTGAGTCAGATCGTCGGGCAGGCGGCGGCGGTCAGGACTGTTAAGAGCATGGTCAGGGCGGGTGTGGGCGGTCGTGCGTTCTGGATCAGCGGGATAAGCGGCAGCGGCAAGACGTCGATTGCCCGGATCATTGCCGGCGAGATCGCAGATCCGTTTTTCATTGAAGAATTCGACGCGGGCTGGGGCTTGTCGCAGAACAATCTGCAGGAGATTAGCGAAACGATGCAGGTGTATGGCGCAGGAAAAGGCGGTCGGGCATTCATTGTCAATGAAGCGCACGGATTGCGAAAATGGATCATCCAGCAACTACTTGGAATCCTTGAACGAATCCCAAACCATGTAGTTTTCATATTTACGACGACGCGCCAAGGTCAGGATGGACTTTTCGAAGATCAGATCGACGCCGGGCCGTTGCTTTCACGGTGTATAGAGATATGGCTTACGAGCAAGGGACTGGACCGGGCGTTTGCCAGACGATGCAAGAAAATCGCCGAGGCCGAGGGCCTGGACGGCCAGCCGATGTCGGCATACGTCGAATTGGCCCGGAGCTGCAAGTGTAATTTCCGGACAATGCTGCAAAAAGTTGAAACAGGTGTCATGGCGGATTAGATTTAAGATTTGAGAAAGGGAGACGAACATGGGTGTTATTTACGAACCGAAGGGGGCTGCGCGGGAATATTCGGAGTTGGCGATCAACCTGTATCACGGATGTCGGTTTGCCTGTCGGTACTGTTATGCTCCGGGGATTGCGCTTAAGAAACTTGCTGAGTGGTCTGCTGATCCGAAGCCGAAGGCCAATATCCTCGCACGGCTCGAGCGCGATGCAAAGAAAATGGCCGGGGACCCGCGATCGATACTGTTGTGCTTTACATCCGATCCATACCAGGGCGGTGAGGCGGCTTCGTTTACTCGGCAGGCGCTGCTTATCCTGGAAAGGTACGATCTGACCGCGACGGTGTTGACCAAGGCGGGATCGGGTGCGATGGGCGACTTTGATATTCTAAAGCGTAACGACTGGCAGTTTGGGACTACGCTGAGTTGTCTGAGGCCGGAAACGCAATCTGTATGGGAGCCGCACGCCGCCGGCCCGGCGTCAAGAGCCTATGCAATAAAACGGGCACACCAAAGAGGTATACAAACATGGGTGTCGATGGAGCCGGTCTATAACACCCTCGAAGCATTGGGGGTGATAAGGAAAATGCACCCTTACGTTGACTTCTGGAAGGTCGGCAAGATGAACCATCGCAAGATCGATATCGACTGGAAGCAGTTTCATGACGATGCGGTTGGGCTGCTCGACAGTCTGGGCGCCAAGTATTACATAAAGAAAGATTTGGCGGCGTTCGGAAAAAGGATTAGCACGAAATGACCAGGGCCGACCCATATAGTGATTTGAAGATATGCCATAAGGCCAAAATGGTGTCTCCGAATGGCGACGTATCCCCGCTTTGTGCAAAAAAACCGAGGAAGATAAATCTCGCGAAGGAGCGTTGGACGTTAATTGACGATTGTGTAACGTGCAAAAGATGTAAGCGACTGATGAAAGCGCGAAGCGGCGATGCCGTCCTTGGCGGCGGCGAGCGCCGGGCGGGTACAGATAATAAAAAATCCTGTAAACCTGTCAGAAAAATTTGAGATTTGAGATTTGAAAAGGCGGTGTTAAATGGAATGTATTCATAAGAATACGGTTCACGGAGAACTTATAGGCTTGACTCCTTTTGAGTTGTGCGTTGATTGCGGGATGTCAAGAAGCGAATGGGAACAGGGGACGGGCGACTGGATGCGAGACGAAGGATCCTGCAAGAATGTTGCCCGTCAATGGCGGAAACTCCGGACCGGGCGGGGCAGGTCCTGGGAGGTGATAAAACTACTGCAGGAGATCGCGGCGGCGTTTGTCGACTGCGGTTACGTCGGATTTCCCGAGTTCATCGAAAAGGACAAAGTGTGTCTGGACGGTTACGATAAGCAGCCGTCGGACCTTCCGTCGTGCGAGCATGAGTATGTAGAACAATCGTGCGGAATAGCCGGCGACGATTACAGCGGGCATGTGATTTATCCGTTCAGGGGCATGTTTATTAAAGTGGCGTTTAGTTGTTGAATGGGAAGGAGCGTAACGGATGACGTGTATTGCGGCGATCAAACATGACGGACAGGTTTTTGTGGCCGGGGACAGTGCCGGTGTGGCGGGGAACAGCCTGGCCCTTCAACTGCGGGCTGACTGGAAAGTGTGGGAAAAGGACGGGTTTGTTTATGGTTTTACCTCGTCGTTTCGGATGGGGCAGCTTTTGCGATTCAAATTCAAACCTCCGACCCACCATGCCGAGATTGACGACTACGAGTACATGGTCAGCGATTTTGTGGAGGCGGTCAGGTCCTGCCTGAAGAAAGGAGGGTACGCCCAGATCAAAGACAGCGTCGAGGAGGGTGGGACGTTTATTGTCGGATACAAAGGCGAGATATATATCATCGAGGATGATTACCAGGTGGGGATGTTGCGCGATGACTACATGGCTGTCGGGTGCGGTCATGGTTATGCCAAGGGCGCAATGTACGCACTGCAGGGCTGCGATGAGATGGGGCCGGTCGATAAACTGAGGATTGCGCTGGAGGCCGCCGAACGTCATTCGGCGGGCGTGCGGAGACCGTTTATACAAGTGCAGGTGTGACTAACTCTATGTGGGGAAATCCCGTTATCCTGTCAGAAAAATTTGAGATTTGCGATTGAGATTTGAGAAAGTGAAGCAGAATCTACCGACAGAACGACTAAATGAAATCGTCAATAGAAAATAGTCAATATAAAATTCCCCCCCCTCTTCCGATCCAGCCGGAGGAGCGGGAGTTGTTGTTACCGTCGGAGCGGCTCAGTGTCGCCGAGTGGGCGGTCGCCAGGCGCAAGCTGTCGAAAAAGACTACTCACCTGGCCGGGGACTGGAGCCATGATTATACGCCGTTTGGCGTGGAGATCATGGAGGCGCTTTCGGATGTGGGGACCCGGCAGGTAACTGTCCAGAAGTGTTCGCAGGCCGCCGGCACTGAGATCGGGTTGAACTTCATCGGCTGGATCGTGGACGAATCACCGGCGCCTGTGCTGGTGGTTATGCCCAAGGAGACCGACGCCGTGCGGCGGGTAAGGACGCGGATAAAGCCGATGTTTAAGGCGTGCCCGACTCTGCTTCGGCATGTGGGTTTCAATGTCGACAATATAAACGTCGGGACCGAGACGGATATGGACCACATGATCCTGTATCTTGCTTGGTCAGGCTCGGCTTCGGCTCTGGCGGACAACCCGGTGTGTTATGTGATACTGGATGAGGTGGGCAAGTTTCCGGTCAAGACGGGCAAAGAGTCCGATCCGGTGAGCCTGGCCAAGGACCGGCAGCGGACGTTTTTCTCGCGGTCGAAACTATACTGTCCGTCGACACCGGTGATGGAAGGGGACCTGGTCGATCGTGAGCACGGCCAGGGCGATCAGAGGAAGTGCTGGGTGGCGTGTGTACACTGCGGACAGCGTCATGTGATGATCTGGAAGTATTACCAGCTCGATAAGGATTCGGCGGGCGGGCTGTTGAGCGCTGCCGACTATGCCAGCGGCCGGTGTGCCCGGTACGTATGCCCGGAGTGCGGGGCGGCGTGGACTGAGCAGGAGAGGTGGCTTGCGGTGTCGGCCGGCAGGTGGGCGCCGCGGGATTGCAGGGTTACAGCGGACGGCCGGATCGAGGGGCGGGTGTTTTCCAACCCGCACAAGTCGTATCAAATAACGGCGTTTATGCTGTACCCGGGCTTTATGACCGCCGGCCGCTTAGCTGAAAAGTGGGCCGACGCCCAGGTTGCAAAGCATGACGGCGATATCGGGCCCCTGCAGGACTTTATCAATTCCGAATGCGCTGAGCCCTTCCGCGAGGAGACGAAGGAAACCGACGAGACTCGGTTAGCGATCCATATCAATACCCATAAGCCTGAGATCGTACCGGCGGGCGCGCAGATCCTGACAGCGGGCGCCGACGTTCAGATCGATCATATATGGGTATGGCTGTGGGGGTGGGGGTATTTGTCCCAGGTTTGGAGTGTTGTCGAGGCGAGACTGGAGACGGGAGATACCAGGGAGCTTGAAAATTACGGGCTGCTCAGGGAGTTTTTGAATATGACCTGGCCGACGGCGGACGGGGCGCCGCCGGGAGGAGGCGGGACGATGACGATTCGCAAGACGGCGATCGACTGTGCTTATCGGGGCGATGTGGTGTATGACTTTATCGCCCAGTGCAGGGAGCTGGATATCGTGCCGGTGCGCGGCGACGATTCGGTGAGGCTTCGGACCTGGCGTGAGGTGCCGGTCAGGGGCGGCACGATAAAGCGATATGACTTGAATACCGGCGCCTACAAGGACAGTCTGCACCGGCTGCTGTACGAATCGACGGTGCCGGGTCCGGGGTTTATGCACCTGCACCGCGATACGACCGAAGATACCCTGCGCCAGTTGTCGAGCGAACGGCAGGTGACGGCTCGCAAACGCCGGAAGGTCCGGACTGTATGGATGCAGAAAAAAGGCCGGCCTAACCACTTGTGGGACTGCGGGGTGTATGCGTTCTTTGCCGGCGATATAGCAGGCGCCCGGACGATCCGCGATCCGGCGGCGCCGACGAAGAAGAAGGTCAAACTGTCGCAGGTGCAAATGCAAAAGCGGGCGGGGCAAAGATGAAGGGATTAGCCACAGATTTCACTGATTACACAGAGGTGAATAATAACAGTGAATAATAATGACGAAAAACCTGCCGGGCTGGTTTGCCCGGATTGTGCGGGTCGGGACTTTATTACGATCGAGACCCGCAAGCGCAAACGGTACATCCGCAGGCGCAAAGAATGCCACTTCTGCGGCCGGCGGGTGTGGACGAAGGAGAAAATTTGTGATTGACGATTAACGCCCCAGGATGCCCACAATCGACGATCTCCCATGCCCCGGACTAATAGTCCGACCGCCGACCCGCATTATCACGCCAAAAACAGGCATCCCGCCGGGACACAAAGGACCGGTTAGAAAAAGACCTTGCTGTTTATATCGGCAAGACAAAAAAGCGTATCTCAATGGCGGAATATATTGATTTGCTGGGTAAATTGCGGGTGAAATAGTGCCCCTGCGGTGAAATCCGTTTTTTAGAATCTGTGTAAATCAGTGAAATCTGTGGTTGCACCCCTCCAGATACCCCCCGAAAATAAAAAAAATCACTACATGTAGTGCACTTTTTTTTATTTTGGCATTTTTTTGTTGTTTTCGGATTTTCCTGGGTTAGGTTTTATATTGATGAAACGGCCTTTCCGGGTAGGCGGCGGGGTCGGACAATTTAGCCAAAAAAAGCTACAGACGGCATTAGGGTGCCCTAACACCTTAATGCCGTCTTTTTTTTGGCGATGTGGACTGACGACTAAATGCTATCGACTAAATGCTAACCTATGGCCACTTATGCTGAAATCATAACTGCGATTGACCAGGCTATTGCCGACGGGGTCGGTTCGCCGGTGTCGGTTAGTCGCAATGGCCGCACGATTACTTATCGGGGGATGGACGAACTCATTAAAGCGCGGAAGTATTACAAATCACTGGCCGCCGGCAGCAGCGGCAAGCGGCCGTTTAAGATCATTCCGATCAAGGCGGGGGGCGCCAGATGAATGTGAAGCTCCCCTTTGGATTCAGGATCAGTCGCCGTCGGCCCGACCATGAGCGGATGTCGTCGCGACCGAAGCGCAGAATCGACGCGGTCCGTTACGATGCGGCGTCTACCAGTCGGCACAATGCCAGGCACTGGATGTACGCCACCGCCGGCGACGCCGACAGTGTGATATCGCCGAACCTCACGACTCTTCGCAACCGGGCGCGTTACGAGATCCGCAACAACTGCAACGCCAAGGGTATTGTGGAGACGTTTGCCAACGAGTTGATCGGGACCGGTCCCGGGATCCAGGTCAATTCCGGCGACCCTGATTATGACCGGGCGTTCGAGGAGGCGTTTACTACATGGAGCGGGGACGGCGATTACCTGGACGAGCCGCAATGCGATCGTGCGGGCAAACAGTGCCTTGCCGATATACTCCGCCTGGCCGCGTCGATCCAGATCGACGAGTGCGGTGAAGGCTTTATCCTCATGCAGACCGACACCGGCCAAAAGAGCAGGGCCTTCCGCGGGGTATATGGGGGGGGGGAAGGTGTGCGGCTAAAGCTGCTGGTGATCGAGCCGGACCGTGTGGCGACGCCGTTGGGGATGATCGACGGGCAGAAGGGTGTATCCGGAGGTATCGTCAATCAGGGCATCGAGTGTGATGAATTTGGCAAGCCTCTTAACTATTATGTGTTGAAAAAGCATCCCGGTTCCAACCTGATGGGTGATATCCTGACCGGCATCGGCGACTATGACGTGGTCGAGGCCAGGTACATGATCCATATCGCCCGTCCCGACCGGCCGGGCCAGACGCGAGGCGTGCCGAGGATGACTCCGAGTCTGCCTTTGTGGGCGCAGCTCAGGCGGTTTACGTTGGCGACCTTAGGCGCCGCCGAGACGGCGGCCAACCTGTCGGGGACCTTGAACGCGGCAAGCGTCGACGGCGACGACGATGACATCACTTATGAGGCGATGGACACGGTGGAGATGGAGCGTAACAGCCTGCTGATCACGCCGGACGGGACGGAGGCCAAACAGTTTAAGGCAGAGCACCCGGCGACTACCTACAAGGAATTTCGCGGTCAGATCATTAACGAGGCGGCTCGTCCGCACTGCATGCCGCTCAATATCGCCTCCGGCGACTCGAGCGATTACAACTACGCATCCGGCAGGCTGGACCATCAGAGTTTCCATAAGGAAAAGGCGGTGCTTCGAAAATGGATCGCCCGTCATCCACTCCGCACGATCGTACGAACGTGGCGCGATGAGGCGGTGCTGGTGCCGGGATATTTGCCGCCGCGCAAGTTGCCTGATGGCGCACGCCGCTACCCCAGACTCAAGGTTTCCTGGCTGTGGCCGGGCGATGAGCATGTAGATCCGATCAAGGAGGCCAGGGCCCAGGAGATCAGGCTCACAAAGAGCAACACGACGACATTAGCCGCCGAGTATGGTCGCCAGGGCAAGGACTGGGAGGCCGAACTCACCCAGCGGGCCAAGGAACAAAGGAAGATGGAGGAACTGGGGCTTTCGACACCGGTGGAAAAAACAAATCAGAAACCAGAACTTGGGAGCAAGGCAAATGGCAAACAAACAGCGTAAGAAACGGCTTGCCCGCGGCAGGCGCAGAGTGCAGACGCCGGGCGTTTCTCTGGTGCGATCGGAAGGCTCCGGCGGCGTCGGCGAGCAGATTCACAGGCGGGACCTTACGGTCAGGACGTATACGCTTCGCACGGAGACTTTGGATAAGGAGACCAGGAGTATCGAGGCGGTGCTTGCCACGGAGAACCGGGTGCTGGTATTCGACATGCGGCGCTGGGAGGTTGTCGAAGAGGTGCTCTTAATGAGCGGGGCCAGGTTCGGTGAGCAGGTGGTGTACATCGACACGCACGATCGCACGACGATTGAAAAGATATTGGGCTCTACCCGGCAGATGCGCGTCGAGGGCGACAAGCTGATCGGGCGCAATTACTATGCAACGACCGAGGAGGGCGAACGGGCGTTTCAGTTAGTCGGCGAGGGTCATCTCACCGACAACTCGATCGGGTACAGGATCAACGGCCACACGGCGGTGGTGATCGACGAGGGCAAGACGGTCGAGGTTGCCGGCAGGACTTTTACAGCGTCGCCGACAAGGCCCTTGCGGGTGGTTACCGAATGGGAGGTGCGGGAAAACAGCGCCTGTCCGATCGGGGCGGATATGGCGAGCAAGAACAGACAGTTAACGGATGACGATCCAAATAATTTGAGAGGACATACAATGAATTTCGAAAAGTGGTTGCAGGAAAGAGGATTCAGCTTTGAGGAGCTGGATGAAACGCAGAGGGCTAATATGCAGAAAATTTACGACGCCGAGCAGGGTAAGGCCGCCGAGCCTCCGGCCGATCCCGGCGCTGGCGCACGGAGCGGCGCGGCAAACGATCCGCCGACCGACCCGCCTCCTGCCGATCCGCCGGACCCGGCCGAGGCGGCCCGTGTGGTGGTCAAGGCCGAGCGGCAGCGGTGTCTGTTGATTCGCGCTGAGGCTGGCGACGATGTGTCGGCCGAGACGGTTCAGCGGATGATCGACGAGGGCAAGACGGTCGACGAGGCCAGGACTGTCTTTTTGGCGGAGATCCGCGGCAATCGCCCCAACGGCGTCGGAACGCCCGGTATCATCAGTCGGGACAGTTCGGTCAACGACACACTCCTGGTCGATGCGATGATGCTAAGGGCGGGATTCGAAGATACGCTTGTCGCCGAAGCCGAAGGCCAAAAGCGTGCCGAGATGGCCGACCGGCTTCGGTCGATGGTGCTGGTGGATATCTGCCGGCATGCTCTTTCGCTTGCCGGTCAGTCGGTGCCCCTGGGCCGCGAAGAGATGATCCGGGCGGCGTTTTCGACAAACGCGTTGAGCAATGTTTTGGGGGCGCTTGCCAACAAGAGCATGCTCAAGGGCTACAACTCGGTGGAAGAGACCTGGCAGAAATGGTGTTCGACAGGCTCAGCGTCGGACTACAAGCCGCAGAACATGACCCGGCTGGTCGATACGCTCTCCCTGGACCAGGTGGGCGAAGGCGGCGAGGTCACGAGCGGCCAGATCGGCGACGAGAAGGAAGCGATCTCGGTGGCCAGGTACGCCAAGAAGTTCGGCGTCGACGACATGACGATCATCAACGACGACTTGAACGCCCTGACCGAGGTCCCGATGATGTTCGGTCGTGCGGCCCGCGAGTTGATTGGCGATCTGGTGTATAGACACCTGCTGGCCAACGGCAACATGAGCGACTCAGTCCCCCTGTTCCACGCCACGCACCTGAACCTGAACACCGGCAAGACGTTTACCAGCGACAATGTGAAAAACGCGATCACGGTCTTCAAACAGCAGAAGATCAAAAAGGGCGTCAAACAGCGTCGCATCCGCGTAAAGCCGGTGTACCTGCTGATCCCGCCGGAATTAGAGTGGGCGGCGGACATAATCCTCAACAGCGGCCTTGTTGTTGTGGCCGGGGATACCGATCTGGTCCGGGGCGACAGGAACGTTTTGCAGAACAAGCTGGAGCCGATAGTCGAAAGCCGCCTGAGCGATACGACGTTTAGCGGGTATTCGGCGACGAGCTGGTATGTAACCGGCGGCAAGAACTCCGGCGGCAATATCAAGGTCAATTTCCTCATGGGTCGGCAGATGCCGGTCCTGGAAAAGCTGCCGGCGGGCGTGGACCATTTCGGAATCTTCTGGCGTGTGCGGCATGACGCAGGCGCCAAGGCCGCCGACTCGCGCACGATGCAGAAGAACACGGCGTGATCGCCTGTGAATTCGTGGCTAATAAATATGAGCAGTGAATAGTCTTTAAGATTGGAGATTTTATCATGTATACCGAAGCGATGGATTACGCGGAAGGCAGGGCAATCGACCACACACCGGCGAGTGCGTTGAGCAGCGGTCAGTTGCTGCAGGTTTTAAGCTCTGTGGCGGCGATGGCGATTGCCGATATTGCCGCAAGCGCTAAAGGCTCAGTCCAGATCAAGGGAGTTATCGAGGTCCGGGCCGCGGCGGTGGTGGGTAACGTGGGCAATGTGATCGGCTGGGATGAGGATGGCGATCCGGTCGACGGCACGGCAGGTACCGGCGCGGCGACGACGGTACTGAGTAACGCCGACTTCATCTTAGGTTCCCTGGCCGGGGCGCTGGCCGCGACCGATGGATCGGCCAGGGTGAGACTCAACGAGTTTTCGCCCGACCAGCCGAGCTTTGCCAACTGGACGCATGAACTCAAGGTCGACGACTACACCATCGACGCCCTGGACCACGGCAAGGTGCTGCATATTGCAACAGACGCCAAGACCTTCACGCTGCCGGCTACGGCGGCGGGCCTTGAGGTGGTCATCGTCAACGACGGGGCCGACGGTAATAATATCGTTACGATCTCACCGAACGCCAACGACAAGATCATGGGGCCGGATATCGCAGGCGCTGACGATACTGACCTGGTCAACACCAAAGCCACGGCCGTACGGGGCGACTATGTGCGCCTGCGAGCCGACGGAAGTAACGGCTGGTGGATAATCGAAAGCCGCGGGATCTGGGCCTAAGAGGCGTAAGCGACAGACACATTTTCTGTTTGTGAAGTTGTTGCGCCCGGGGCGGGCAAATGCCCGCCCCGGGTAGTAGCGCACGCGAAAGGATGATTTGAGATGGCTTTGACGGAAGCGGACAAGGACTGGATCAAGCTGCTGGCCAGGGATGTGGCGTTTGAGGTTAATAAGGAAGTGATCGCCACACACATCGAAAGCTGCCCGCACGGTCAGAAGATGCTTGTCGGTAAGTGGCTGATCGTGGGGATCTTCATCGGGTGTGCGGTGGCGTCGGGGTTGGGCGCAGGCGGCGTATTGGCGATTGCGAGGCTGTTAGCAGGATAAGGCGGATTATGGCAAGAATACCCAGACGTGGGACTCCGGAAGAGTTGTCAAAAAAACAGCGTTTACGGAGAGGCGTATACGACGACTTGACAGCCGCGATTGAGGCGGTTGCGATGACGTATCAGGCGGTGGAGCTTAGAAGCGACGCCGAGGTGAGGGCATTGATCGGCGATAAAGCGGCGGGGTTGTCGGGTACGTTTATCGCCAACTTGCGGCGGAAAGCGGTTCGGTCGATGAAACGTAAAGAGATGGAGTCTGTCGCCGACTGGATTGTATCGCGGGTGTCGGGTCAATTCCCGAATGTCGGGGTTGTGCCGAAACGCGGACGAATGATTCAGGTTTATCTGGACGGCGTGCCGGAGGTGATTGAATAATGTCTGTTTTCGATTTTGAAAAAACGGTGTTTTTTGCTGGCGACGGTAATGGGGCGGCGGCGATTGCAAGTGGCTGTTTGAAGTCGTGGTGGGATAATGAGTGCCCGAATCATACGGAAGCTGAACATTTGGCGGCTCGCAACAAACTCATGGACTCGGACGGTTGCCCGATAATTGACGCGTCCGGTTTGGATTTTATAAACGCGACAAAAAGAATTGATGCGGCTTCTCCCGGCGACTTTGCAAACGTTGAGGCGGGTATGGTTGCCTATGTCAACGGGCAATATATTACCGCTGGCGTATATGAGATCACCGAAGCTTACGACGATTATATTATCTTGAATAATATCGACTCATCCGATGATTACTATGACACCGTTCTTGTTATCGGAGGAGAGTTTTTGTTGCAGGATGCTCTGGATGAAACCGATGCGACTGCTTACAGTGTTGACATTTACGTCCGCGATAATCTTACGCCAGGAGCAACCATAGATATAGACGTTGGTGGCGGATCGGCATTAAAGAATACGTTCAAGAAACTCCTCGGGTATAATACAAGTCCAGGCGATATGAATTACGGAGGGACGTATTATCAATCGCCAAGTGAAATTTTGCAGGCGGGGTCGATTGATAACACAAAGGCGGTTTTACTGGATGGTAATGATGATGATATGTCAATTTTTAATATCGCTGTAGACAATATCATTATTGAGAATTTCCATTGTTACAATTCGGGAAGTGCATCGATAATTAC